ACGACACACCTGAGACTAGGGGATCATTACCCTGCTCTATCGTAAAAACAAAGGTATTGGCTCTAAAGCCGCTAGAGTCTAGGGCTCGGATTGTATCTGTAATCCTAATGCGCTGGATGGTTCGATTAAGGTTAGGGTCTGGATTAGGATTAGTGGGTAGATTTTCATTATAGGTCGTAAAATCTGTGGATGATTGATAGAGTGAGGCATTATTAAGGGACAAGAAATAAGTCTTTAAGTTAAAATAAGCATACTGTCTAGCTGGGTGAAAGTTTAATTCAAAATCTGTCAGATTAAAGAACATTTCGGTTGTAAAGTCGTAAATTAGCGTTAAATTATCAGCAGGATTAAAAAAGGTTAATTGGTAGAAAAGATGGCCGTCTTGGCGATAAAACATGGCTGTAGATTGACCTGGAAACTTGACGTTAGCTAATTTGTAATCGATGCCATCTGTAGATATTGGAGAGAAGGTTTGACCAGTATAAACCAATATAACAGGAGCATTGTTTTCATTTACTCCAAGCCATGCAATATACTTATCGGAAGCATCAATGGTTGATACGGATATGCAACCATAGTCTATGTTGATTGTGGAGTTTCTTAAGTAGTTTTGTGTTCCACCGACTTGCGTCCATATTTCACAAACAGCGGTACCAAAAACTAAAATATTATTTCCCTGTCCGGGCAGCCTCATAATCGCTATTGCGTAATCAGGTTTTGTTTGTAATGCAAATTGAGTTGTGAGAGCAATAGTGGTGGGTGTAGCAAAAGAAAATGCATACCACGCTGAACCGTTAGGCGTTCTATTGCCGTTACCAAATAGAAAGAAAGTATTATGGTATTCGACGTAATTTGGTATCAGTGTTCCGAGTCCACCTTGAATTGTTATGTTGGGCAGAAGAGAATGATTGTAGATATAGGCATTCAGTCCATCGACCAAGCATATCTGAGAGTTTAAATTCTCATCCATAAATACTTCGCCGACCGCAGTTACTAAGTTACCAATGAATGTTATTGTTAGATTTGTTTCAATCCTATAGACACCTTGGCCAACGACTGCTAGTAGGAAATTACCTCGGATACTTGTGAACAGCCCTCTTCCTTCTCCCCCTGCTACAAATTCTAAGATACGCTGATAGCCTGCGGTATTGCATATCCATTTATCGGTGATAAACATATTGACGGTAGTGGCGGAGGATATTTTATTATAACGACCAAAGGTGCTAGACCCAACTACGTTGACTTTCTCTTGCTTTGCTTCTCCTGCGGTCTTTCTCATGTTCACTCATATAAGTTATTAAACTGTCCACCCTTTACCGAGATTCACCTGTCCGTAATTAATCGAACTCTTATTTGTTATCGTACTAATTTTATTAATGGTCAAGTCCATTGGGCTAGAGCGCTTAGATATCATTTGCGTGTATTGTAAAAGTTGTTTAATCATCCCTTGCGGAGGAACAAAGTTATAGGCAGTACATAATCGTTCAGCTAATCGGTATTGTAAGTAGTTGATATAATACTGGTCTAATCCTGAGGGGAAGAAAGTTAAATTAAAAGGTCCATTGCGGGTACTAAAGTTTGAGAAAGTAATATTATCTATTCCTGGATTTACGCCCGCTGTTTCTACAACAATATTTTCACCAAATGAATTAGTTAAAATAAATTCTAATCCGAAGATGCCGGCTGTTACATGATTGATTACACCGGTGTTTATGAAAGCAACCAAGGCGTTGGTATCTGCATATGCACCTTGTAAATCAAAGCCATTAATCACAAGCTGTCCAGGCTGAATAACAAAGTTTCTGGGAGGTGGTGGTACGGGTGCGGTATATACAATTGTCGGTATACCCAAATTACCTTGTGTAGTGTTTACGGATAAGTCTTGAGACGCAGTTACACTTTGTAACCTAAATAAACCCGTCAACTCCATTGGGTAATTAATATCAGGAAAGAAATAAATAAATAGATTAGATCCCCCCAGTGTTCTTTCACAATGCCAATTAAACGGTAAAGACAATACGTTCTGCGTTCTTCCTGTTCCAAAATATTGGTCTCTAGGATTCTTGCGCATTTGATAACGTATTGACTGAATGAAGAAGGTTAAAGTCTCAGCCTCGGATAGATTCGGAATGAAGTACTTTTCTTGTCCAGCAACGGCATTAAACTGATACGAAGAATTGAAATAAGGAATCATATCCTCTTCAATCGCCGTATCAGATAATATTTCGTTTAGCTTATCAAGGCCAACCTCAAATTGGTCCCCCGCCACTGTCTGAAACTGACGCGAGACTATACCAGAGGTATAGAAAGCCTCATTTATCAGCTTTGTGACGGGGTAAGTCATCGACTGCCCTTATAACTGATCTACGTAAGATATAACATTTAAAGTTACGTTTGATGCTGCATCGGTTTTCCAGTCAATGCTAGGTGTAGCATTGCAAGGACAACGAATATCATCAATTTTCAACACACCGGCAGCAGAACCACTCATTAGAGCAGTACCGACAGCCGAAGCCGATCCAGTGGGTCTTATTGCAACAAAATTACCTGCGGCATTAGGCGTCAATCGCACTTCAAAATTTACATCTGTTGCTAGAGCCGGAACAGCAGCACTAATATTCTGTGCAGTGAAGGCAGCAGCAAATCCGACTGCTTTCACCTCGATTGCTGTGTTGTACCACATAGTGCGTGATTGTGTAACGCCTGTTTGTGTAAATCCTAATACTAAAGTATTTGGAGCTGCCGTAGCGTCAGTTCTAATTGTTCCTACACGTCTGAACATATCATAACCAACAGGTAAAGCGGGATTGGTTGCGCTTAAAGATAACAAACATGCTACTGGCACAAATTCGAACCCACCAACATCGCCTGCCGTAGAGCTACCAATAACAAACACATTGTAATAACTATTTGCAGCGAGAACACCAACGTCTAAACCATTTACGCCATTGTTTCTAACGCTAATAGTGGTGTTAGGTGCATTCGCATCTATAACTAGTTCGTTTGGATTTCCAGTCAGTGTTGCATTTGCTTGCGTAATTGTTGGCCTCAAAATAATGTCATTGACATCGGTTGAATCACGAAATGCGCCTGGAGTTACAAGAACATGAGTGGTATCTAAGAAAAGTAGATTGCCACCATTTACAAATAAGTTACCCAAGTTTTTCATTGGGGCTAAGGGTAATCGCAGTGTCATATATTTAATCCTTTCATTAAGGTTGCAAAGAGGGAGCCCGAAGGCCCCCTAGTTCACTACAATGGGAAAATTAACGCCAAGGCGTACTCATCGACCAAAGTCGATCCCCAAATTGCATCATGTATCATGCCCATTTGGTTTTGACCAAACAAAGTACCGTAGTACATACGTAAGGAAACGCCCGTTTCAGGATCGTTTTCATTGGCAGTTGGGAACGGTATTTGATCTGGTAGTCTTGGCATCGCCAAGAACAAGGGATCCCCAGCGGTTATTAACCCAGCGCGATGGCTTGGAAGTACTTTAGCCTGCATGCCTATAGCTACCTGCACATTTAAATTTTGTGCATTTGTTGGCGCAGCTTGTAGGAACGGGAAAATAGGTATAGTTACAACGCCGCCAGCGGTAGCGCCAACATTTGCTAATGCTCTTACCTGCACAGAGTTAGCAGAAACTTCATGGCCTATAAATGTTCTGTAACGAAGATTGGGTTGCCCTGCTACACCATCGCTAAATTGAATTTTATCGTTCAATAGAATTGCATTAGCGTCATTGGCTGTAGCGCCACCAAACGAAATTGTATCAATTGAGTTGTCTGGACCATTTTGCGTGAATCCAGTAACCGTCAATACTGTTGCTGCATTTCCAACGTTTCCTGATACATGAATTGGCAACAAGTTTGATTGATACCAATCGCAGTTTGAGAATTCGCCTAATTCCCATGAATTAGCAATTCTGTTATTGCGATCTAAAGCAAACTGGTTTAAGCCGCTTCCTACGATGTTAGGTACAACCGTATCGCCTAAGTAACCTTTTGCTTTGCCTGTTGCGGAACCGAAGTTACGGAACAATGCAAGAGCGTTAGCTAATTGTGTATAGGTGTTGATTGGGTTTACGCCATCGCCAAAGAATCTAAATGTGTGAGTTACAGCATTTTGAGCAATGTTGGCTTCAATCTTGGCACCAATTTCTTGTGTGGCTGCTTTACCAAATCGTTGCATATAATCTTCAACGTTGAAGATGAATTGCTGAGAGGTGAAAGCATAAGAAGTTGAAACAGCATTTTGACAGCTCAGAGCTTGAACTCTTTGGTCTGCGGGTTGGAAAGCTGCAACTAGAGAACCAACGGTCGTCATTCTTGGAGGTAAATCGAATGTTACCGTGTCACCTAAGTTTCCGATAAGTTGTTCAAAGTTTTTAAATTTAGTATTTGCTGTAGATACAAAACAATTTAAGTTTTGTAAGAAAGCGAGTGATGACATTTGATATGTCTGCACTTGCTGTAGAATATTTGCTGGAACGGCCATAGCTAGTGATTCCTTTCGCTAAGAATTAATCCTGGCGAGGAAACGATAGCTTGGAACTTTGCGCCTAGCCTCTAAGCCAAGGTGCGTTTTTGAAGTCCTTCAGCGACATTTTACCGTTGTCCGCGCCTACCATAGACGGTTTAGGACGTGACAAAGGAGCTGGTGCATTAACGGCAGTTGCTTTGGCTTGTAAATTGGACTCTATTGACTGAGACAGTTTTTGTAGCTGTCTTTTAGCCAGTTTATCTGACTTAGTCGCTAAAGCATCAATTTCCTGAAGCTTTGAAGGATTCTTAGCCAGTTCATACATAATCTCTGGCGTATGTTCCATACCAGCGGCAAGCATGACAGCATTTGGGAATTTATCCGGCTCGAAGTCGCCCATCACTTCGTTAAAGTCATCAAAGAGCTGAGAACCTTTACCCATCTTTAGGTAATATTGCTCAGCGATGCCTCTTAACTCCGCTTCTTGCTGCGCCTTCACTGCCTCATCGCGGTGGTGTGCAAGTTCATCTAAGAACTTGTTGTACACCCTATCCTCAATGGCAGCCACATCAAGTGAACCTCCCCCTGGCTGTCCAGGCTGGGAACGCATCCTTTCTAATTCTGCCTGATGTGCAGCCTCGGCTTCCTGCCGGGCTTTTTCAGCAGCACGAATCTTTTCCCGTTTAACGATGTCATTAACTTGGCTCGCTGTAAGCATCTTTTCAGCGCTTGCAGGTGCCGCAGTATCCATTACTGCATTCTCTACATTGTCTTCCATAACCCACTATTTCCCCGTGACGGTAATCCTCGTGTCGCTGAGCGCGGCCAGATAATCCTTAACTGGCGAAGTTAACCTCGTAACGCAGAGCGCGAAGCAGAGCAAGTCCACTTAATATTAAGGTTAGTAGGGCTTGGAAAAAATGCAAGAAATAACAAAAACTGAGAGGTTCCATTCCTGTGATAGCAGCTATCTTTTATGCCTGTAAGAATGAACTTTACAAAATAAGTTAATTATCTAAAATAGAACGATAGTTTTCACGTAGCACAAAAAAAGAAAAATTGGGCGGGTAAAATCCGAGCGATATTCCAACTTTCATGCAATTTTCGTAGGATTCATACTACGTTTTCATAGAAATCGTGCAATTTCTGCAATTGCAAACGAAATAATTGCAATTGCAATGCAATTTTAAAAACATGTTCTAAAGGCACAGGCGATGGATAGGGGCAATAGTTCAAGTTGTGTATTCCATCTTATTTCTATTGTTTACTTCTTTATAATTTTGTTTAAAATACATCGTGAATGGTTGAGAACTGTTCTAATTAGAGAGAAGCAATGTTAAAAGAGATTGGCTCGGTATATGGATGTTATATCGAGCTAACTCCTCGGGAGTGAACATGAGTGATGAATCGCTATTAATTTATCCAAAACAAGTACAGGAAATTTTAGGTGTTGGACCTACTAAATTCTATGAAATAAATAAGTTGCCTGATTTTCCTAAGGCAGCAATATTAAATGGGAAACGTCCGATGTACAAAAGGAAAGAGATTGAGGAATGGGTAACTAATTTAAAATAAAGACCTATAATTAAACACAAGTTCATTTATAAACTAGTGATTGGTTGTATATCAACACATCTACCAATTTGTTACCAATTTAAGAAAAGTGGTAAAATGTTCTCAGGATAGATAGGAGTAAATACATGAGAATTGATACATTAATTGAATACAAAAAATATCTAGCAGCGGGTTTTACAGAGCAACAGGCAACCCTGCAAGCTGAATCACTGGCACTGGCTGCAGAATTAGATAAAGAAATAGTATTAAGGCCAGAAATGCAGTTAATGCAAGATAAAATGATGGCTCAAATTAATGCAAGATTTATGGTTGTGATTATTATAGGAGGAGCTATTTTTACCACTACAATTATTCCAACGATTCAACATTATATTGATGCTAGAAGATATGATAAGTTAATCCAGACTTTAGAAGCGAATGTAGATAGCTTAAAAAATAAACAAACAGAAGGTTATTGAAAAAATAGATCCCCGATAGTTCAGTTGGAAGAATAAGTGACTGTTAATCACTGGGTCGGCGGTTCGAGCCCGTCTCGGGGAGCCATCTAACCAGTAACAGTCTTACCCTTAGACTTAGGCTTAGCTACTTTCTTTTTCTTAGCATGAAGCATCTTATTGGCCTTAGCATCTATCTTAGCCTTAGCACTTTCAGATAGCTTTCCTGCCTTCTCCATCTGGGAGGCTCTACTTTTCGCGTTTTTTGCATGAGCCGGATTATTTATGGGGTACTTTCTTTCACCAGGCATTCCAAATTCAGACTTAGGCAATTTATTGCGTTGTTTCGTCGTTAGTTTCGCCATTTTCGTGCTCCTCCTTGAGCTCTCGGATTTTTCTTTCGACTGTTAAAAGAAAATCAATAAAACAAGAATCATTTTTAAATTCAAATTCCTTTTGGAATTCACCACTTCTTAAATTGCAATAAAACTTCTCATTTCCTAATCCTATTGAGAATATATTCATTTTAATTTTTGTTTCATCAAAGCTCATTCAAATGGTCTCGCTTGCTCTATATGATGTTTAGCAACGTTTAACGCAGCTTCGACTGCTGTTCTAGCATTCTCGCTATCAAGCTTAGCTTCTTCAATGTCTTGCTTGCTAGCCATATCCTGAATCTTAGCCATGGTTTCCATGTACTTAATATCTGTAAGCTGTTTCTCATTAGCAACCTTAGCAGCTTGAATAGCGTGGTCGCCCTCTGCCTTGCTAGCCGCCTGCTCTACTTTAGCCATCTCAATTTCCTGTAAAGTCTTCATTTGCTCTTCGGCCATCTTTTGCATGGGGTCCCCTTGCTCAGCAGCCTTGGCCTGTGCCTCTTGTTGTTGCTTCATAAATTTGACGGCTTGGGCTTTCATACTCTCAATGCCACGGATATCTAGGTTATCGAGGATTATCTCCAGGCCTTGGGTATTAATGAACTGAGCAAATATTTCGCTTGATTGCATCATACGTATAATTTGGTCTAGGGCCACTTGTTTCTGAACGCCAGAGCTTACACCAGCCTCTACCTTGATCTGTAAGCTATCAGGATTGTAACTTAAATCCAAGCTCGTGGGATCTGTTGGGTGATTGATTATCTGATAGGAGCGTTTTCCATCCGACTTCATTACTGGAAGGCTTCTTGGGGTTACATAATATTTTGGAATTAAGTCTATAATGATCTGCGCTATGCGGTTCAACCCCTTTATATACCCCTTTAAATAGGGGATAGCAGCTGCGTTAGACTGCATAGCACCTTGTTGAATCGCGACCCCTGATATTTGTTTATCACTGATTCCAAGGATGCCATCATAGCTGCCTAGTATTGTTTGGGTGACTCTATCGGTTCCCATGAAGGTGTTTTCAACAATAGGCGGGGTAGGGGTCCTTTGTACTTCTCTTGGCGGTTGTAAGGGAACATCTGGATTATCTTTATAGAAAGCGTTGTAAGCCAATGTCGATGCTTGTTGTACGTTTTTGTACGCATCCTCATAACCTTCTGGGATTGATTCTACAGATACAATAAACTTATGCTGAACCATATTCTCGATTTCAGCGGCGACGGTTTGACCTGAAAAGTTCTTTAATTGTTGTATACCTTTGGCATGATAAACAAAAGGTCGCGTCATTTGTTCTGAGGCACCATTCTCGCTTTGTCTGATGACAACACTATTTCCATCAACGAATACAAGCGGTAAATAGCGATAAGAGGTTACCTCTCGTGTAAGTACCTTGTCTTCACAAACCAAATATCGCTCTATAACTTCGATAACGGTTTCTCTTTCTGAAATAACAATCGGTGCTTGCTCTATGAAACCTTCTTCTTTCCACATTTCCATGAATTCTTCATAGTGTTTCTTTATAATGGTATGGCCATTGGAGAGCTTAACAATGCGCTCTTTCTTTTTCCTTTTAGCAAAGTATTCCGCTAATAAAACAATTTCCTGGTCTTGAGAGATATAGCTCCAATTGAAATTACCCATTTGGCTATTGCGGACGAATCGCATGTTGCGAGTAGAGTCATCGCCAAACTCCTTCTCAAACTCTTCGCGCGTTTTAGGATAAAGCTGGAAACAGTAGCTTCCGTCGCCTTTATGAGAGTCTCTGGCAAGAGGGTCAAAGCCGGTAAGAGTAGGGTCGAATACGCGCTCTACCCGGATGTTCTGCTCAAAAGACATGGAGTTTATATAGTCTGTAAACACATGGACGACTGAGAACCCGCCGGCCAGTAAGTCTGAATAAACGTTATAAGCTAAGGCATCGTTAGAAGCATCGAAGAAGATTTCCCGTAAGTGTCCCTCTATGACCTCCAGGGTATCTAGGAAATCGTCAGTAAGGTCTTCAACTCGTATTCCTTCTGCGGCCCTTGCGGTAATCATAGGCTCTTGTTTAATGAACTCGCCCCGAAGTCGAGATATCATAGCTTCTAGGATGTTAAATTCAACGATGGGTTTTTGTAAGATATTTAATTTTGTTTCATCGTCTGCGCCAAGCGATGTTTTGAATACAAACTTCAGAAACTCATGATAACGATTAAAGTTATTTTCGAAATAATTATGTGAGGCTCGAATGTTGTCTTTAATCTCATCTAATCGTGTAGCATATTTCTTTGCAATTGGCATATCATTTCCTTGATTTTTGCATTGCTAGCATTTTCTGGTTAAAGCTTTGTGCGAGTCCCTTAATAACTTCCTTGGTTTCTTTTTCTTCTTTTTTGTAAGCAGAGGGAGGAAGTGCAAATGTTAAACACAAGGAATCCGATTCATCTGGAGAGCGCACACCGCGCTTCTTCATGTCTTCTTTTTTTTCCATGACTAATCTAGAATTAGAATCGAAGCTATAGCGAATGCCGCAAAGGTCGGCATGCAGGGTATCTGTATCTGGGATTTGAATGGGGATATCTTGTAGCCATTTAGCGCAAAGGTCCCACATCTCGGCCCGCTTGTTGCTATAACGCTTTTCATCTAGGGGTTTAGCGCCTGCATTTACCGCAACGACAATGTCTCGATGGCCAAGTTCATTTAGCCTATCGACCACACCAGCACCTAAGCCTCCGATATCCACGAATACCTTTTCTGGCCGATGCTGCTCAATTAGAGAGTGCACAATCCCTGTCACTTCCATAGTGTCCTTTTTAGTAAAGCTTTGTAGCCCGAAAGCTACTCGTCCTTGCCTAAATATAATAGAGGTCCTATCGTCCCCAAAACGAGCAGGATCAACACCGATAAGTAGAGGTCCATAACGTTCCGCGACTCCTTTTCTCGCTCTCATAACTATAGCAGAGTCTATGAATGTGTTTTCGCCAGTTAGCTGAAATGCCTCATTGGCATTGCAGGGGTATTCCTGCATGAAGGATTTTTCACCATCCTGGCCGTTTACAGAGAGGTCCACTATCTTGTATCGGCGCCAGGCCAATTGGCCGTCTGTTAGGCCGTAGATTTCTTTTAAATGATGTTCCACGTGTGACAACTGGAACCCTTCTGGGATGGTTCGGGTATATTCTTCTTGCCAGAACCAGGGGACGAATACAGCCATGAAGTCAGATTGATTGGATTCTGCCTTTTGCCACATTTGGTGGAAATAGTTTCCTACTCCATTGGCGGTGGATTCTAGGATAATTTCTGTTCCTTTGACATCGGGGACGGCTTGGAGGATACCTTTGGCGTGCTCTGAGGCATTAGACCAGAAAGCTAGTTCACTTCCATGGAACAGTTGTATTGTACTTGAGCGCCCCACGGATTTGGTTTCTGCGGTTCCTATCTTGTAGCCTGAGTCTAAGCCTCCAAAGATAAGTTCTTTAGAGTTGTTGGAGGAGACTTCTGGCTGTACCAGTTTTGGTGTATTGGTATAAAAGCGCTGCGCCATCTTAAATAGGTTGTTGGTGGCATCTAGGGCATGGGTTAGGATGAAGCATTGGGTCCCTCTGTTGTGTGTGGTTTGGTGATAAAACCTTCCACCCACGTAAGATGAGCATCCTTGCTGACGCCCTTTCAAAATCAGCGCTCTTACCTTTCCGTTTAATGCTTTTTGTTCTTCTAATTTTTCATGAATAAAACGTTGAGCTTTGTTTAAAACAAATGGTTTCACTTCGCCTGTCTTTGTTCTTATCTTTAGACACTTGGAAGCGTAATATTCAAAATCAGATTTTAATTTTTTTCTAGCTGCTATTTCTTTAGGTGTCATTATCTGCTAGAAATTGCAATGCCTGTTCATGACTTATAACATTAACATCATGTTGTGCTTTGTCTCCATATGTCCTTGGAAGTAGTTTACAAGCTATCCATTTGCGCGTATCAATACGCAATCGTGCTTGTTGAATTTGCTCTGCAGTTTCCATTGGTGTGTCGCAAATTTCTAATATTTCTTCGGCTAAAATATCTGACTGGTGCCGTTTAGCATTATCGTACATGTCTGAGAATTCTGGAAAATTCTTTTTCCATTCATAAACTGTTGAGCGCACTGGAAAGTCAGCATGTCTCGCACAAATAATAGATAGAGCATCTGCGGTAGTCGAAATTTCATGGCAGATTCTTTGTCCAAGCTCAATAGAATAGCTGGTGGGCCTTCCTACTGGATTCTTACTTTGACTTTCCTTTTCCTTTTTCATTTTTACTTAAAAATCCTTTTTTAAGTTTAACGGCTAGTTGGGGTTCTGGTTTTGGTTGAGCAGGCAAGGGGAGGGGATCATCATCTATCTCCTCGATCTGTTTTGGTAGGGGTTCATTTTCTAAATCCAGGATGTCTTCTTCGTCTGTGTAGCCTTTGCCTTCGCAGTAGACGCAATCGATATCAACCATGTTTCCAATATTGCGCACCTTCTTGGCACCGTGACAAGCAATGCAAACATTATCCATAACTAACTCCCAATTATTTATTTAACTTTATGTAGACAAATAACAGTTAGTCAACTATGATCAAGCGATCATGCAGATCTATACCCGTTATCTGCTCGTAATCCAAGAACAAACTCATTTGAAGGTTCTCTAGGTAATCTTTTATAAAATCTTTGGCTTTGTCCTTGGCGCACACCTTGGTAGCTAAGGTAATAATAATCTGGGACAGAAACTGTTGGGATACAAAGGCAATCTGGTTAGGGGAGGAGAGGCCATTCAGGTAATAGCTCTCCATTACCTTTCCGAGGTCTCCTAGACATTGGGCGATTTGTTTTTGTTGTTCCGGGGTCAAACTAGTAAAACTCATTTTTCGTCTTCCTCCTCTAGATAGTCTAGGATTTCTTCAACCATTATCACATGGTTTATATCTTGCCCGAGAAAGTCACAGATATACATTAATTTATCGAGAATATCCTCGACGTAGGTTCTAAATGCACGGCCTGGAGGTTCATGCTCAAAGAGATCGTTTAATTTATTAATAATATACGTTTGAGCCAGAAGATAAATTTCTTGTAGTTTTTCAGTTTCTGGTAAATCAGCAAAGTCATTAATAGCCATAAATTTCCTTAAATATAACGTTTCTGATAATGAATGTACACAGAAGTTTTATTCATTTGATCCCATCTTTATATCTAAAATTATTTTTTCTATGTTAAATAACCTTTTATCAACATCTTGAACTATTGGATATATTTTTTTTAATTCTTTTAAAATGGTTATAAGTAACGTATCCTTTTCGGTTGATTTTTTTATATTTAGTTTATCTTTTTTTCTCTCGATGCTTGGATTTATACCACTCTTAACTAATTTCTTCAAACGGTCTCGACGCTCTCTGGCTTCATATAATCCTATTTCTGGATAACAACCGAGAGATAATTTTTGGTCCTTACCATTAAATTTATATTTATATCTCCATAATTTCCCAGAAGCTGGTGTGATTTCCAGATGAAGACAATCTCCGTCATACAGGCGATATATTTTATTTTTTGCTTTAGCCATGGCAACGTGTTGTGGTGTTAAGTTCATTTAAACGTACTCAGAAGTTTTATTCATTTGAATCCTCCGGCTCTGTAACCTTTTCTAGTGATCTATACAACATATTAATGAATCTATGCTTAAGATTTACACTAAAATGCTCTATTTCGTTTATGGCAGCACCCATAGATTTTTGTTCATTTTCAACTTGCGTAATAATGAAAGAACCAAGGAAGACAACACAAAATCCTATAAGAACCTCTTTGCAAGATTCTGAATATACATTGTCTCCCGGTAACATTTCTAATAATTGTGAACTTAATACTGTAAGTATTTCAGCCTTTTGTTTTTTTGACAATATTGGTTGTTCATTAGTACTTTCCATTGTAGATCACCTCTGTTAATTTTTCGCTTTGCTTTTTCAAGCCGCCCCCTTTGGGTCTGTATCATCATATTGTATCGTCATTGCTATTTCTTTGTTCCCAGCAAGCATCATATCAATCATTGTGTTTAAGTTTTCGTTAAGAGTGTTAGTAAATATTTCAATATGGCGTTTTACTATTTTAGGATGCTCTCCGTCTTTTAGTCTGTGTTCATAAACTGGATGTAGTATTTGGCAGTTGAAAGCATTCAGGATATGGAGCAGGTTTGAGTATGTTATATCAAACGTTTGTGCCTGCTTAGTGAATTCCCTATACAAGGCTCTTACGATAGTAAATATTGTTTCGCACGAACAATCTTTGCGTGTTTTATCTTTCACCCCTCTCTCCCTTATGTTTGTGCTTGAAAGCTAACCTGGCTAGTTTTTCTTTTCTTGCATTCACATAAGATTTTATAAATTTGTGAAGTATGTCAGTCATCTTCTTATCTTCAAGTGCAGCAACGGCTTGAAACTGGGTCTTGGTGTCATGGGAGACATCCAGAACAATCCGGTAGCGTTTCTTCAGAAGTTTGGTTAAGTTTTTACTCACGGCACAAATGTACCTTGAGATTTTACTCAAAGTCAAGAATATTTTTAGAGGGGTCATAGAAATTCAAGAACTATGATTTAAGCTTAGTTCACCCTCTCCCGCTTACAATGAACAATTGCCACCTCCTCGTGTAAGTGATTGCTTACGTCTAAAACGCAAATGGTTTCGATTCTGGAGGTTTTACATTGCTGCCTCTGGTTTGGTTGTTTCCAATGAGATTAATGGCTTCCTTGGCAGCTAATTTTGCTTTTCGGAGCATGTTGAATGAACCAACCAGATATGCTGCATTATTTTTACGCAATGTTCCCCTTACAATTTCTCTTTGCAGCCCTTCTATGATTGCGTTTATCTCTCCTATGGAAAATTCTCTAACGATTCTTGTGGCCACATCCTTCTCAACCTTGTCGGATAGCAATTTGCAAAGAACAAAATTTTGCTCGTAGCTGATTGCCCTTTTCTCCTGCTCTTTTTCAAAATCAAACAGTTCACCAACTTGCTTAATTGAGTTATCCACAGAAATTTTTTCCCTAATATTATTGTTTAGTTTTATTGTTTTTATTTTATTGTTTGTTTCCTTATATAGCTGTCGAGGATTCCTCGGCAGGCCTCCCGAGGAATCCTCGGCAGGACCCCCAGAAATATCACTTTGTTCAACAAGATATCCCCAGCCTGATTCCTGAGATAGCTGAACAATTTTAGATTTATTTATTTTGTAAGAGAGCTGCCCATCGCTTCTTTTTTGGGTAGAAATGACCCCGAGTTTTATTAGCACCCTTCTTCCATTGCAAAGCTCCCATTCAGTAAACCGATGCCTCTCCATTAAGTCAGAATCTTTTACGTAGAATGTTTCATTACCCCAATGCCTATCAAGGAAAACTAGTTGGGTGAGTAAATAACCAAATGATCGGCTACCGGTTATATCAACGAATGCCGGATTTATTCTGTAATTGTTTTTTTCTAATTGTGTGAATAATTCTTCTGTGCTGATTTCTCGTGGTTTCAACTGAGCTGACATTTCTCGCCTCCTAAAGATTGCTGCTACTTGACAGTTATCCCTAGAAGACTCATAATGGCGGCGTCTTAGTAGTCATTATGAGTCATAACTGTGTCGTAACAGTTGTTTGTTAAAATTGTCGGTCTGTAAAGACCAAACACTACCCCGCTCCCTTAAAACGAGCGGGGTTTTTATTTATAAAATAAAAAAAGGTGAACGTCCACTTAGTTGTTGGTCTGAAAGTGGTTAAAATTTGTACAGCAAACAAAAGAAACCACAACATGTAGTGGTGCAATTATTTTTTATATACTACTGGTTGATTTTTATATTATTAAAAATCTTTTGTTATGGAAAAATTATAATATGACTCTTTCTTTTCGTTATCCCAAAACAACTTCATATAACCCTCATCAATAAGAGGTATACATGCCATGTTCCAATCTTGTGCGCTCCATTGGAAGCGTCTTGCTATAGTGAGGGAGTTAATGTGAAAGTCATCATTAAAACTATGAATATAGGATCCAAGCGCGATAGCATCTGGAGAAAGATTACTATCTTGAAAAAAAGCGCATGGAAATTTTTTATGTTCAACGTCCTTGCGGTTATCTGTTTTTAGTGCGTCATTTTCCATTTTTAATCCTTAAAGTTTGTTTATCTGTTCCTCAAGCCAAGATACATAACTTATGTTATCTTTTTCAAGATGAGATAATAGCTTAACATGGAGATCTATTAGTACTCTAGCAAACAAAGGACCTCTTTCAATCTTTTTTGGTTTTATTGCTTTTGAATGTTTTATTTCCTTTAATTTCTCAACTTTTACGACGATATCCTCAATCTTGGCTAACAGGATATCTACGTTATTGGGCTCATTTACTTCTTTCATTGCCGCATAGTATCATCAAAAAGGATATCGCGATATCGTCGAGATATCGTCGAATTATCATAGAGGATTCGTAGAGTTATCTTAGAGCGTTCGTCGACATGTCGAAGAGTAGTCCTATAGATATCGTCTAGATATCGTGTAAATAAGATATCGAAGTCATTGAGATAAAATAGGGAGAAAATAGATGGAACAGGAAGTTCAAAAAGTTCATGAATATAATATGGTGGGCATGTATACCACGCATAACACAAACCTAAGAGCCATCCGAGATGAGATCCACAAAGGATTCATTGTGATGGCAACGGTTGTTATAACGTGCACTGCTCTTCTCTTCATTCCAGCGATTATGTGGGTAGTTAGCCGGTGAATGCCTTTGAGAGGGTTTCTTTACAAAAAGAGTGTCTCTGTTACGAATGTATTAAGCGTCTTCTTTTAGCTTATGAGCTTGTAAGTGCCGATGCTTATCTAATGGGGATTGTAGATCCGGACCTCACCAAGAAAACAGCGCAGTTTTATGACCACAGAATCTATGTATTGCGAGGATGTCTTGGTGAAGTTGAGCAAAATAATATAAAGTTATCTAACTGATAGTACGGGCGAGCGAAGTATTTTTTATCCCCGGTTTCTGTTGATAACTCGAGACGGCGACACTATAACACTCATTTTTTATGGCCTACAAGAGGCCCTAGTCTTCTTTTTTCGATTCTTTCTCCACGAGTTCTGTCAGAACCATTCTAACTAGAGCGGTTTCGGTTAACCCCTTTTTATTTGCTAACCTTCTTACGCTTCTTTTCAACCATTCACTACACTTGATGTGTATATCCTCGTCTAACTTGACGACTGGTTCATTAAATTTTCTCATAAGACCCCTTGACATCGTGACATAATCGGTACATACTGTGCGCATGTTATCACATTTAAGAAGAGGATGCAACATGAGACCAACAGGCATATATGAAAACGTTGATATCGAAACCTATCATGATGAAGAAGGTATCAGTAGCAGCGGAATAAACCTGATTTTAGATTGTCCAAAACGTTATTGGCACGAATACAACGTAGCTAATCCAATTGCTAAGCTCGGAGATGCCAGAAAGAAAAATGATAAGTTTAAGCTTGGTAGCGCTTTTCATATGTTGCTATTAGAGCCTGAAAAGTTTGACCAGAACTTCTTTCCTATGACGGAAGAAGTCAACCTAACAACAACTATTGGAAAACAGAAATATGCCGAGGCAGATAAAGCCGCAGGCGGACGATATGTTATTAGGGCCAGCGAATGGCAAACCATCAAAGAAATGGCAGAAGCTGCCAGAACTCACCAAGTATGGCAGCACATCAAGGATGGAAAGGCTGAGCGTTCTATTTATTGGGATGCTGGGATCTACAACACTCGGTTGAGAGCTCGCCCTGATATTTACAACGACAAATTAATCATCGATGTAAAGACTACGGACTCCATTCCAGGGTTCCAGAGAACCATGTACGCCTATGGCTATCACAGACAAGCAGCTCTCCAGATTGATGCTTTAAGGCAATTCAATGAGCCAGGTGATAACCATCAGCGATTCTTTGCCTTCTTTGTCGTTGAGAAGAAAGCCCCCTACTTGACCGCTTGCTTTACTTTGGACCAAGCATCCTTAGACCAGGGCAGAAAAGAATATCAGGATGGCGCGGCCACTTATTCAGAATGTTTAAAAGCAAATCACTGGCCAGGTTATGACGAGAAGTTCCAATTAGCAACAATTCCGTCCTGGGCAGTTAGAAAGGAGATATTTTAATGAGCACACAAATAATTTCAAGAACCAATGTCTCCAACATTCCGTTTGATATGGAAGCATACAAATCATTAGAAGATGTTGTACTGCATGGCGACTTATCGAGACTGTCATCTAAAGATAAAGTGATGTATTACCACAAGGTTTGTGAAAGCATTGGTCTGAATCCTTTCACCAAGCCTTTTGAGTACATCAGGTTAAACGGTAAAGAAGTTCTGTATGCCAAGAAAGATGCAGCGGAACAGTTAAGGAAAAACAACAACATTAGCATCGAGATAAAATCAAGAGAAACGGTTGGTGATGTTTATATTGTAGTTGCAAGTGCAAGAGACCAAGAAGGCAGAACAGATGAATCTCTTGGTGCAATTAACTTAACAGGATTGAAAGGAGATGCTTTAGCAAATGCTTTTATGAAAGCTGAAACAAAAGCTAAGAGACGCGTCACCTTGTCCATCTCAGGATTAGGCTTCTTAGATGAAAGTGAAATCGAAACCATCAAGGATGCTGTCAAGGTAGAGCCCTTAATTTCTGAAGAAGACCTGGTTATGATCAAGGATAAAATGAAAGAAGCTGATTCCGAAGAGATAAATATCTGTCAGCATTTCAAAATAGAGTCGATTGAGTCAATGACCTTTTCTGACTTCTCAATTGCGATGAGAATGCTACAAAGGAAAATAGACAAGAAACGAGCGGTAGATGATTTAGAAATAAATCAGCTATTCACCCAAGAAAAGGAATAGCTTGACAGGCAGTAGACCTGCTACTAGCCTGAAAGTAGAACTTAACTGTAAAGTTCTCTTGTTCCTGTCTTGTCAATAGGTTAAACGGGGATCTTGTTTGGTTTCCATGGTCGGGTCCCCGTATAACTTCTTTCTGCTGGAGGCGGCATATGTGGAGATACAAAGCTAAGTCTATTAGTGATGGACTTGCATATGAAGCGCAACAAAAGGCTGCACTACAAGCTCCGGTATCGACAGTTGCCTACCTTGCACCTGCCCTTGCTCCCGTTCCATCACCTCCTGCGCCACAAATACAAACTGTCACCGTTTATAAAACAATCACGCAACCTAGTCCTGATACCAAAGCGCTTAAAGATTCTATAGTCGCCCTGCAACAACAAAATGCAATCTTGCTTCAAAACCAAAAAAAATTAGAAGAAGATAGGGTAGCTCAAATGGCTAAGATGGCAGAGACAAAAGAAAACATTGAAAACAAATTATCTCTAGTATTAGAAAATCAAAAACAACAACAAAGCTCACAAGACATGGAGGAAAAATTATCCCAAGAAAACCTGCAACTACAATTTCAGGTAGAAGATTTAAAACAAAGATTACTCGAAGCTACAAGCAGTCTTTCGGCCCATTCTTCTTCTATGAATGAAAATGCGCCTAGCGGATTGATACCCCCATCGCATGATAAAGACTCATTAGGATTAATACTTTCCGATTCTGGTTCCGCTGCTTCCGCTGCTTCTTCTCCAAAAAGCGGTTCAGACGATTCCTCAGATTATGTAAAAGTAGGTGAGCCAACACCAGGTCCTACGCCTGTCAATTCACCTCGTGGAACCCCTAGAAAAGAAGGTTTGACCTAAAACCATATCTTGATAAATATTAGAGATGGGCTAATCTTAGAATAACGAAACTAATTGGAGCATTTCAAATGTTAAAGCAGATCATTTTATTTTCTTTGGCTTTTGCTACTATGGAAATAGCAAGCCTAGAACCAAAACCCTTTATGGGAATAGAGTCTGGTTTAAAGAGCCTTAAATTTAACGATCATAAAACCAATGCAAATTTAGGCACTAAAAGACATCAACCACACTTCACGTTTTCTACTGGCGTATTAGTTGGCGAAAATGTTGGAATAGAAATAGGTGCACATCTTACCAACAAAAAGCAAAGAGGCAGTTATAGAATCGATTCTAAGGGCCTTCACGCTTCCTTGTTAGGCATTTGTCCCATTATCGATAGTGTCAACCTCATTGGCGGAATTGGTGCAAGCCATATGACTTCTACTATTGAGAATGGGTTTATTGTAGAAGTGCAAAAGGTATTACCCAGAGTGATGGGCGGAATAGAGTTTAGACCGGTTCCAACGCTTGGTGTAAGAGCTTCAACTGTCTGGCACAATAAGTTTAGAAGAGATTCTATACGTCAGGGCTGTGCTCTTATGTACAATCTTGGATTATACTACTACTTTGAGTGACGTCATAAAAAAAGGGGCCTCTTTTGGCCCCTAAATATAGGATATAAACTATATATAGCATATAAACTATGAAAACTCCAACTGACGCAGAACTTATGCTCTTATGCTTTAAGCAACAAAAATTAATAGATCAAATGAAGGTCGACATAAAAATACAAAAAGAAAAAGAAGCGCATGGCATGATGAACGATGACCTTTTAGCTTCTCTAATACTTAATCTAGAAAATTGTATTGCCAAGCAAAATGAAATCGATTGCCCAGGATTATTTAAATATTTAAGTGGTATCTTAAATATGCTAAAAACATATCAAAAAGAAGGAATATTATCACCAGCGAGCTTAGAAGCTTTGCAGGCATTTAATAAAAAGAAATTATTTACAAGCGAGATACATGCAGACTTTGAAAAATTATTATCGAGCAATAACCTCGAGTTTAAACGATTACATAAACATCATTGAAAAAAACTAACCCTATTCTCGGGTAGTTCTTTCCTCTGCTTCAGGCTTGATAATATCGTCTGCCAGTTCAATTGATTTTGGAGCCACGCCTATTAGTCCCATGACTTTCAGCGTGACTATCAAAACACAAAGACCCAGAACCAGAATCAAGGAGGGAGACTTCATCCCCCACAATAACTTGCTCATGATTGACATAATTAAGATCTCTTTCCGTGAGACTTACCGCCTGTCTTTTCTTTAGTCATATGCCCAATATGTAATTCTATGCGCATATTGGTATCGTGCATTGGCTGTGGAGATCCCATGGTAGGAATGCCTGGGCCTGGGTGATAAACCTCATAGCCTTGGTGTCCAGGTTTTTTATACATAGACATGATTTAAGCTCCTTATTCCATGCAACCAGAGGGCTTGCCTTTATGATGAGAATGAAGAGGATCGTGTTCTACGCGAGTAAAAGATCTACTCATTCTTGAACCGGAATGGTGTTTATGACCCTCATGCATTTCAATTCCATGGCTCTTTCCAGATACTTTCTTAGAGCTACCTTTTGATGAATTGTGTGAACCGTACATGCTAAATATCTCCCTTTACATAACGTTTGTAATTCGCCATAAACTCCTGTTTAGTGGCTTTCCCTGACAAAGTGGTCCAATGGCGCTTATAAAGGTTCCAGATACCCTCCAAGTCATCTATGGCTGGGAATGGCTCCTTAATGCGCAACCAAAAAATACGTGCCATAACGGCTGCATATCTCAAATTATAGACCATAACTTCCGCTGATGGACGAAGTGTATAATTGAGGCTAGTAATAGCTTTAAAGCCCAAATGATGGTCGGCTAAGAAGACCGTATCCCAAAGATATTCATGTGTCTCAGGCCGCATTTGGAATATGCCTAAAGCTGAGTCATTATCGATGGTTTGTTTTAAATAATATCCGTCATTGCCCTCTTGGGCAGCAATTGCTATTAGGACTTCTTCTGCTTCTGGGGAATAGAGGTTAACGCCCTTCAAAGCAGGCATTATAACTAACTCTCTTAATTGGGTGTGATCTATCATAGCCTCCCCTAACCAAGTTCTGTTAGCTCTAGAAAGAGCTCTCCCCCTTTGATTATCAATGGTTTCCGTTCGATGACAATTTTGTCTATCTGACAATCATTATAGTAGTACCCTGCCGCTTGCAAGGAATCAATCAAAATCTTCAATAGATTGTCTATATCGCGTTTTCTTTTGTCTGGAGGGTAAACATCTATGGTTATGCCAACCCGCCCAATAAACGGCGTTTTAGGCTTGATGGAATGGGATAATTGTAGGATTGTATTTCGATAGGCCTTAGCTTCCCTCGATATCAGCGTTCTACCCTTGTAGTGACGCCAATATATGTTAGATGAAGGAGGCCAAGGTACTTTGAATTTAAGTGTGGTCAACTACTTCCGCTACTTCTTTTTCTTTTTTTTCTAAAGTATCAAGAAGAAATTTCGCTTCTTCTAGTCTACCAACAATCGCATTATGGTTAGCCTGAGATTGAGCTAAAGATTGTGAAAGAAATTCAATCCTTGCCTTAAGTTCTGCCTTTAACATAGTCATTACCCCGATTATTTGATTGACTTGGTAAACCGAAGATTAATTCCTCTAAATTCATAAACGCTCGTTAAGCCAGCGTTTACTGTCAACTCTAACACTTGCTTAACTGAAGTTCCAGCGGCAGGATTGCTGAATGCAGGCACATCTACAGTAACATTGGTAAGGTATGGGTTGGCTTGAGTTGCTGTCGCTAATACGCCAGTAATAGCTCTGTTTACTGCGGCAACTGCAACGTTATTAGCATATACAACATCAGCCAAAGTAACAGTGTGCGCAACTAAAGCGAGAGTAGTAATAGAATAAACAACGTCAAAGCTTGTTAATTCAAATCCCCTGCCAGCAGCAATACGTAATTGTTCTGTGATATCAAAACCTATGACTGAAGTATCAGCGGCTGCCGTATGTAACCAATCCCAATTTCCTTGAGCAACTCTCGTAAGGACCCAAACGCCACCGCCCGCAGCTAATTGGAATTCAGTAATGGGTAACATTTGTTGGTAATCAGTCACTAAGTTTCCAGGACCAGCATCTAGTAAAAAGTTAGCAGTGGCAGCGACCGGATCAGGAATAGTAAAAGTAGTTGTTTGTCCTAATGCCGCATTTGTAATAAGGGCATTAAATGCGCCAGTATTGGCAGTGGCAAACAGTTCAAGAAATCCTGATGCAGGAGCTAATGGATATGAAATATAACCACCTGCGACTCCATCTTCACCTGCTTGGAAATTACCTAAAGCCAAAGCAGCAAGAAGAGTTGGAGCACCTAAACTATAGTTAAAATTACCAGGCGTACCCGTAACTTTTACTTGTAGCCAATTGACAGAAATAACACCGGCAGTAACAGTAGCAATTAAGGCCATATCGCCATTATTGACTTGTAATAGATTCTCTTGGACGGCGGTATTAAGATATCCGACGTTTAAGACGGTAGCTGGAGTATCATTGGTATTAATAAATACAAGATTTGGGAAAACGCCTACTAGGCCGGTAACTGAGTCGGTTGCCTGAAGAATTGGCATATAGAATCTCCTGAAAGTGGGGCTAAAAATCCTTTTAATTAGTATGGCAATAATGGTGGTTTTTGCAAGATACTCAGTTGCGTTAATGAGATAAACTAAGGTAAGCTACTAATTTATAGGAGATAACTATGAGTTATGTTGATACACTATATGAATACAAACATGCCTTATCCAGCGGATATACTGAAGACCAAGCGATTTTTCTAGCCGAAAGTGCTGCCAGATCTCATAATTTAACCATAGATAATCTAGTAACAAAAGACAGCTTCAAAGCCACGATTGATACCTTAGTTACAAAAGAATATTTCCATCAAGAAATGAACGTAATAAGACAAGAATTTACAATTCTTAAACAAGAATTTAAAGGGTTACGATGGGCAGTCTTTGGTGTTGGCGCAATACTGCTAATACCTGTAGTAGACCACTACATTCGATTAATAACATTGTTTTTTGCAAAATAAAAACAGTAGTTTTAGGGTCACATGATGCATATTGATACATTAAAAACATATACAGAATTTGTTAAACAAGGGTATAGAAAAGAAGATGCAGCAAATAAAACTTATAAGATAGCTAATTCTTTTATAACTAAAACAAAAGCATTCAAAAAAGAAATGTCTGTGAACAAAAAAATATGTATTATATTCGTTTTAATAATTGCAGAATATCTTTTCATTTTTTATCAGCTTCATTGTATTTCTAAAGATATAGCAATTTGTTCAAATGTAATGAAAGAGATTAAAGAGGATTTGATAGATATTCTAAGAGCAAATAAAAAATAATTTCACTTACTTTTTTTCTTTGCTTTAGCTTTACCTTTTTTCTTTACGTGCTCTGGTAGACTTTTAATATTTTTCGTTTTATCTGCAAACTCTTTAGCTATCTCAGGATGTTTTGCGAATAAATAACGTTGTTGTGCTTTCGATTTTAATGGCATTTCAATTCTCCTACTCGGATTGCATTCCTAAACGAAAATATTCAGCGGCTCCAGTGCCATAGGCATCTCTGGGATTTCTCCCTTGCATCAGTTTTTTAGCGCCACCGGGACCTGCAATATGTGCGGCCGCTAACAATCCATTTATAACACCTGGCGGTGTGGCTTCGTTAATAAGTCCCATGCGTGTCATTGTGTCTTTATTGCGCTCCATTAAGCGTTGCATGGCCATGTCTTGAAGTTCTGGGCTAGCGAGAAACGCTCGCTTGCCACCAGGAATTGTCCAGTTATTTTCATTATTCAAACCTTTGTTTCCGAGACGTCCTGCGCCTGGTCTGAGGAGTCCTGTATCTTCTAATGCTTTAGCGCCAAACTGATAAGCTCCGGCATAACCTAAGGTATTTTGAATGCCATAATTACCCCCGGATTCTCTTTGACGTAATACGTTCATTAAACCGCCGCCACCACCTCCCAATCCCTGTCCTAATTGAGGTGTATATTCACCTTCTTGCTCTGGGGATTGCTGTCTAAGAAGTTGTGAAAAATAATTGTTTTGTTGCTGTTCTGGGTTTCTTTGTTGCATGAAAGACTGTATCATGGCGTCCAACAGTTGAGAGGAGTCATAGTTCCCATCCTCTTCTTGATCCGGCTCCTCTTGCTGTCCTTGGCCAATATCTAAATTGCCGATGTCTAAGTTAAATAAATCTTTATCATCGGGATACTGCATTAAGTAACGTCCGCTGATAATGTCAAATGAAGTCCTTGAACTTGAACCACAGTACCTGCAGCATTCCCTTGACTATTTATTCTAATCGAATGCGGCGTAACATTTGAAACGCTAGTTAATGTGTGTGCGACAGCACCGGTTACATTGAAAACTTCAGCGGATGCCGCACCCGGACTAAAAGTGACAATGGCTGGGTTTATACGCATTTGAGGAAACATATTAAAGCCCATATAATTATTTGTAGCACCTGGCGAATGTATTGGACCTTGTATTTCTCCAGTATTTATCCCAACATTTTGAACTGGTGCGGTTCCATAATTAAATGTCTTTTGATAAAAACGTTGGCACTTTGTCCATGTATCAAAAAATGAAAATCTTTGAAAAGGTGTTGCAAATGTACTTATCTCAAGTTGAACATCAGTTATTGAAAAGCTATCATCCGCAGCCGCTACTCCAACTGGCAACCAGCCAAATGTGACAGCTAATGCAGTAATATTAGCCGGAATCGCAGGGCAAGAAAGTGAATAAGAGGCTAATGCTGGCGTTATTGTCACGAGCTGGTTTATCACGTTTGTTTGTGCAGTGAAGCCGCTCAAAACAGAAATATCATTGGCTTGAGTCCCTGTTATTACCCTAACCAGAATCTGCGAAGCTAAACCGGAAAAATCAGCGCCTGCAGAGGCCTTAAAGCTAATAGTAAGAGGGTTTCCGGCGGCACCTACACACATATCCCTAGTAAGTGATGATGCAAAAACAATGTTTCCAACCACCCCGGTTTGACCGGCGTTTCTTTGAATTTTAGCTAAAAAGGATCCCGAAGTTGGGCCCGGAGCTTGAGTAGCGGTACTTGCTTGATTAGCATTTGTAGCTAGCTGCCATCGATCAGCAGTATAGGCATTCAAGGCTGCGCCAACGGCAATAACAGCGGCACCACCCGCCCCTCTTTGCCATACCTGAAAGTCACCATTAACAATAAGATTACCGCCTGGTGCAAATCCTGGGATAGTGGCAAGCGTTCCAGCAATCGGAAAAATAACATCCGTGGCAGCGGTAAAATTAAAATTGGCAGGAAATATGCCCGCAGTAGATAAGTTACCAGCTAAACTTAGTACGTTTACGCCGTTATTGGCACCCGTTCCACCAAAGGCAGGAGGAACAATATTAGCATTCCAGGTTCCTGCGGTTAATACCCCAACTTGTGTAATATTCGCCTGCGTTGCCAATGGAATTACAGTGCTAATACTTGGAACACCGGCAGGGCTAGTAATAAGTACGCCATTATTGATGGTATTGATACCGCCTAATGAATTAGCACCAGTCGAATAGATAAGTTGATTTGGGAAGAAATGTAGATTAAGTGCATTAACAACGGCCATAATAAACTCCCATTAAACAATATTCCATATACCCTGCGCGCCGCCAGAAACTACAAAACCAAAATTGGTGTTATAGCAAACCAGCGTTACTGCATCTCCAGATGTAACAGATTGAATGGAGCCTGCAACACCTAAGGTTGTTATTAAGTTTCCAAATATAATTTGTTGTCCTGCATTTTGCGCTATTGTGACTGTTGATGGGCCTATGTTAATAAGTATAATTGTTGACCCAGCAGGACATACAGCAGGAAGTGTATAAGTAGCGGGAACACCATTCGCTAGAAAATACCCTGTATTTGGAATTAAAGGCTGCCCAACTAAAAGAGTTTGGTAAGGAAATGCAGGTAAAGAAGCAGCATTAAATTGCGTGTTGGTTCCATGTCTTAAACCAACAAGGATGTCGCCAGCCCCAGCAGGGCCACCAAAGGTAAATTGACTAAATTTTGTTGGCATGGTTTATTCCTGTATTGCGTAGAATGCAACAGTGACAGAAGATGCCGCGGGAGAAACGAAATGAATAACGTCTCCTGCTTTTACCATTTTTGCAAAGTAGCTATTTCTAGGTATAAGTTCGGCGGTGGTTGCAGCAAAAGCAGCACCGGCAGGAACAGTGGCGACAGCATTTAAAGCAACATAAACGTTACCGGTGCCATCAACAGACATTATAGCCATAAATTTATTAAATGAAGTTGCAGTAGGTGCACCCATCGCCGCTGTTAGTGGAACCGCAAGCGCAGTATCAGCTCCCACTCCGAGTGTTGCAGAAAAAACCGTATCGCAAAACTGTAGACCAAAACCATTAACTCCTCTTTTGGTGACGTCTACATTAAAATTAGTGGTCATAGAAACTCCTTTATCTTCCTAAGCGATCATCCGCTGTCCAATTAATAGCCATGATGTTTCCGAAATTAGTACCTGCGCTCCCGTTGTAGTGAACAGTAAATCCGTTGTCCCCTACTCTGTCGAATAGTGTATTTGTCATTGCAAGCGCAATGGTGACGTTATACATTTGAAACCCTGCTCCCACGGGTGTAAATGTTACAATTGATGGAGTTGCATCAAACTTTGTTACCTTGAAAGGTATAAATCCACTAATGGTAAATACAACGCCCGCAATAGTAGAGGGGAAATTATAAGCACCGCTGTTCAATCCAGCGTTGGATGCCGGAACAATTCCTTGGTTAAATGATTTTTCGTAAAATCTTTGACATCTTCTTAATGTTTCTCCCCCATTTGTGGGAGCCGGTCTTGTTGCTATATCACCTTGCATGAGAGAAATAGAATCAATATCGATTGTTTCTCCGGCAGGTAATTGAGCAAATCCAACAATCACAGCTAAATATGTTGCGTTAGATATGTCAGGGAGTTGAGTGGCATTCCAAGCATTAAGATTATAATCATTATGGTGTTGAGCTGCGGCAGGAAGGACAGTAAACCTTGCGTCCCCAAAACCGCTTCTGGGTACTATGCTCCATGGCTGACCGCTTGCTAAATTAAATGTGGCAGGCTTACCGGTAGCATCCAGGGTAGCTACTATACTGTTATTTGCACCACAACTGGGAAGAACTGCACCGGTCGTATAATATACTTCGACTGTTGATAAAACTCCGGCTAATACACTTGTTTTAGCGGCTATATTCATAGCAAATCGTTCTGCTAATATTTTTCTAGCATCATTTTGTCCAAGATATTGAATTAATGCAAATTGCGTAGTATTAGTAGCAGTTATTCTTATGGAGCCACTAGGTGCACGAGAAATTGCTGGGCCAAGATTTGCGCTTTGGAAAACAATTGTTTGATCCCAAACATAACGCGAGGTGTTAGCGCCTGCGGCACTGGCGGCCACAGTTTCACCTAAGGCCTGAGCTGGATTTAAATTGAAATCCCAACCAATGAGATACGAAGGTATTGGTTTTTGTTTAAGAAATGGAAAATAATAATTGAACATCTGATCCATTTGGCGATTAATAGTTGTTTCATCGTAAACGATATTTGAAATATTTCTTTCAAGACCAACAACCTGAATATTGCTAAATGTGGTTGGAATATTTGTCGGAAGTGTTAATACTATATCCACGTATCCGCTGGGAGGAAGGTTTGGATTAGCCGCAGGCGCCAATTGTATAGTATTAGAAAACTCTGCATAACTAGCTGTTAGATTATTGGCTACCAAAATATCTTGAGAAATTGGAACCCCAGCAGAAGTTCTGTAAGACATTGTTAGGTTGCTATTGGGCGCCAATAAAATAGTTCCCGCTATCCATCCATTAGTGGCGCCTACCGCCGGGCTCCATATATCTGGGTTTCCTAATAGCCGTTGGAATAACGATAAACTAACAATATTGGCCCCAGGAGTGACTGTCAATGTATAGGGCGGATTATGGGGATATGCAGTTACTCCGGCAATAGGATTTCTGTCGATATTTACTGTTGCCGCTCCCGAGGTTACTACATTAATTGACCACCCTGGCGCAATCTCGAATGTTACATTAATAGCTCCGGGGATAGCCAGAACCAATCCAGTGGTATCATCAAACAAAACTTGCGAAAACTGAGGGTTTGTAAGTTCATTGTTTATGGAGGCTTGACCAGAGACCGAGGATGCTGGATTAGCTATAAATGGCCATGCCTCACGCGTAAATTGCTCTACGCCAAACTGATCAGTCACAGTAACGTAATAAAGTTCCTGGTCTCCATTTGCGTCATAAGGGAAATAATAAAGGGCCACGTTATTGCCCGCTGCATCTTGAATGGTCCCCTTAGAGCTCAAAATAATTGGATTTGGCAATGGAGTAAAATTAGGAGCCGGACCCGAGTAAGGAGGAGCGCCGGTTAGTTCATAAACTAATTTAGGGAATACTCTGTTGTTATCTTTAAAAAAGGTAACTATACCCCCCGCTAACGGGGCCGCGGTTTTCTTATCTAGAAAGACTGGCTCTAGGGTATTGGTAGTGATATAACGCGGATCTAATGGCATGTGAAATCCTTTTCAACAGGCTAAATATCAAGAACAGTATAGGTGCAAATGCATATTTTGACGAATTAAAGGGGTTGACATAGGTCTTGTTTGTGTGATATTGTGACATTAATATGATAGGAGGATTTATGAGTACGACAGAAATAGACAAATATATGGCTTTGCGAGGCAAAGGGCGCAGCGAAGAACAAGCCATTGAAGAAATAAAGCTGTTTTACAGAGCATCAAATTCTGAAATATATGACTCAGCAACTAAAGCTGATTTAAAAATATCCATACTTGAATTAAGAGAATGGGTAAACGAAAAGTTTAATGAACTACACGAGAAATTTCATACAATAGATAAAAAATAGGAGTAAATAGGTATGGCGCAGTTAGACACTCTACAGGTATATGAGAACCTAATAGAGGGCGGATTTAGTCATGAGCAAGCACATGCTCAGGTTAAATCTTTTGATAATTCCTTCAATAGGATATTGAAAGATTTTGCTAGTAATAGATTAATAACTATATTTGGTTTTATAATTGTATCGATTGGAAGTTTTACCTTATATAAAGTGTGGGATTTATCTATTGATGTAACAGAAGTGAAAATAAAAATGTCATCATTAGAGGCACGCGTTGATAAATTGGATAATGACTTTCATAATTTTATCAAGAGGTAGGAGGAGATAGATATGGCACAAGCACACATAGATACATTAAAGGTTTATAAAGAATATTTAGAGAATGGGTATACTGAATCTCAAGCATCTACGGCAGTAAAATCGTTGAATGCATCTTTTGATGGTGTAGTAACACAATCCGATTTATACGTACTAGAAAAAGAGTTAAAGATTTTCTTAGGAACAGAATTAGGATTGATTTTAGTAGCGGCAATATTCTTGCCTTTTATATTAAAAAAGTTTGGTTGGCACTTCTAACAACAAATGTAGGAGGAGATAGATATGTTTGATATTATAATAGTTATAGTTTGCGCATTCATCGGGTGGATTATAGGTTGTATAATACAAGATATTTGGGATAATAGTATTGATGATAGGGCATCGTATGAAGATATTATATTAGATGACCTTGATTAAAAATTCCTCTTTAGAAAATCCTTTAATTCGTGTCTTCCAGCATATCCAGCACCTCCTGTAATTCCTAGGCCAACCGCCCGTGGTAATGTAAGATTTCGAGTAAATTTGTTTATTCCTAATTCTGGGTATAAGTTACCATATGCTGCCTGAAACTCTACATCACCCCTCAATGAATCTACAAGTTTTTTTTCAGCAGGACCAAGTTTGCCATGTTTGCTTTTTTTAAAAATTTTAAGTGCATCAGAATAATCATAGGCAGCGGAATTATCGTATGGCACAACATCGCGACCATAACCTTCTGTGGTCTTTAAATATTTTTTTCCTAAGGCTGGTTTACTGCTTTTATCTAATTGATCAACTATTCCAGACCTAATTTTTCTTTGGAGATCTTTCGAAGCATCAATTGCCTTTGATTCAACATCCAAGAAACCTTCAGGCCTATTTCTAGCGGATCGCTCTATTTTTGAAGCAATTTTTCCTGCCGCGCTTTGGGCAGATTGAGCATTCCTTAATGTTGGATGTTGAAAATATTTTTCTATTGGAATAGTCATTTTTCTATCTGCGCCTCTCAAAATATATCCCAAATTATGCTCTTCTGGAACTGGAACTCTTTTAACTCCAGCCTTTTCTCCCTGGCTTAGAATATTTTCGTATGTTTTATTATATTTTGTTTTAATATTAGATCTATCTTTAGAAAAACGATTGGCGATGGCCTTGCTAGATACGCCTTGAATCCCACCTAAAATTCCTCCAAAAGCAGACGCTAGCCCACGATTTCCTTCTTCATCCTCTCCCAATGCATATCCAGCTCCGGCCCCTTTCAATATATCCGATCCTATTCCAGCATATCCACCAGGCCTTCCTAATTTATTTAAAGCACCAACTAAACCCATCCCAGGAATTAATTTTCCTCCAAATTCACCTACATCAGCCGCATATTCTGCCCCGGGTCTTCCAGAAGAATAAGCGCTTAAATCTAAATGAGGAGTCTTTGTATTTAAGCCCGTTAACTTATCAATTAGAGAGGCAGGCATATTGGCTATAGATATTCCGGTGTTTCCTATGCCCTGTAAAAATCCACGAGAGATATCAGGTAGTAAAGCACTTTCGATAAACTCATTAACTGGGGCTGCATATTCAGCTAACCCTCTAATTCCTTTAGATAACATGGGATGCTTAACGGTATGCTTAGCTAAAGCAGCGGCGAATGGGTTCATCGCTTCATTTTGACCGCGAGAATAATCAAAATTATTTGAAATTTCACCAGTTGTAGAGGAGTCAGGTTGGCTGGCCACCTCCCATACATTTTCTTTTTGCGGCCTTTTAACTACTTCCCAGTCACTCATTTATATAGCTCCAAGCTTTTGTGCTTCTTCTTTTGTAACCATTTTTGTTTCGCCTGTGTTTTTATTTTTTATTTCTATCATTTCTTTATCTTCATTTGACAAACCATATTCTCGGAAACCCTTCTCTACTTTTTTAGTGGCCAGATTTGTTAAATCGGACTGATATTGATTATGTCTTTTGTTTATTCCTTCAATTATTTCAGACGGTACATTATTCATTTCAAATTGCAATGTCTCAGGCCACCCCATAGACAATGCCTTTTCCTGTCTCATTATGGCAGCTTCTGACGGTTTACCACTTCCCATCCCTAATAATTGCGTCACTGCGTATTCAGGCAATATTTTTACGGCTGCTCCAGATTTTGTAAGTTTTTCAAATAATCGTTTTTTTTCATCTGGATCTTTCGTAACTTTATATCTGTTAATATCCCTTCTAACATTTCTTATGCTCCCTTCACCGTAATATGGCTGCTCATTTGAAGATAAATATTTTCTCTGAATGTTTGCTAGATCGGCTTGCTGCAATCTTGTTCTTGTCGTTCCGGTTGCTGCAGTACCTCTTTGTTTGCTAATAACATCATCTATTGCCTGAACCTCAGGATCGTTTTCTCCCTTTTCCAAAGCTAATTCATTTCTTTTTTCCATTAACTTTAAAATCTGTGGCTGATTAGCTCCTTTCCCCAATTTTGTGTTTTTATTTAAAAACATCTGTTCAGCCAATTGTTTTGATTCTGGTGTACCAGCTCCTTTTAAATATTCTGCGGCAGTTATTTCCGAAGGGTTAACTTTCCCTTGCGCAAGAAATCTAGCAAAGTCTTTTGATTCTTGAGTATCAGAACCATGAATAAAATTAGATAATAATTGCTCATGCGGTACTCCGTGTCTCTGCATATAATTTAATTTAGCCTGCGCCAGCGGTCCAGCAAGCTTAGATTCTTCCCCTAACAATCTATTCTTAAACAGCTCTTGTTGTTTCTTTCGTTCTAAAGCTCCAGGCACTTTTGACATCTTATAGCCGCGCAGGATATCACCGAATGCATCTTTTCCGGTTTCTTGAAGCGGGATCCGTGTGGGGTCAATAGTTTGTAAGCTTATTGGCATATTATTTACTCCTAGAATCCAAGGCCGCCACTAGGAAGGCCACCGCCTCCGCCCATACCGCCGCCACCACCAATTGCGCTTCCTAATAAAGTTCCTAATATATTTCGAACATTTTGATTTCTGGTATCGGTATCTAAATTGCGCTGCCGGCGAGCCATAGCACTAAAGTTACCCAATTGTCCAAGATTTGCAGTGCCAACGCCTGCCATACCTTCGGCTGCTTGAAATGCCCTATTAGCTCTTTCAGACTCTCTTTGTTGTTCTCCTAGGGCTCGTTCGCGAAGCGCAAGAGTTCTACCTTCTCTTTCTCTTTGCCTGAGTTCGTCTTCTCTAACTCTTCCTCGTTCTCTACCGGAGATCATACGCTCGAGACCGCCAAGGCCTGCTCCTTGTAATCCAAATAAGTTTTGTAAGTATTGTTGCTGGTCCTCTCCTAGTAAGCCACGAACAGTATTAGCTTGAGCTTCTTGGTCTGTCCTGGTTCCAGCAAAACCACCGGAGGCAGCAGAATTACGCATAGCGTCTAACATTTTTCTTTGTTTGTATTGATAGCCTTCAGAAGGTGTATATCCGCGTTGCATCTTGTCTAAAAATGCTTGAGGATTTGAACCCATTTGGTTATATTCTTTCGGAAACTCATTGTAATAGAAATTTTCAGGAGCACGTTGATAGGGTAAATACTCGTTGTACATGTTTTGATATAAATCATTCATGTACCCAGGGGTGTACTGTTGCGGCTCATTTGCATAAGGCGCAAGGTGTTGGCTGGCAACTTGAGGAACTTGCTCTAAATAAGGCATAGCTGCGTTATATGGATTGCTGCTTCTTTTAGGCCTGGAAACCCCCAGCATTCTTCCTAAGCTACCAAACATAAATAAATCTCCCTAAACACTAGTTACCGTTTCGACGGTTCCTACAGCAACTAATAGCTGCATTTTTCCTAAATCCGTGTTAAACCAAAAGCGACATGGTTGAACTGCAGGCACTAAAGCCAGCATAGCCGCTACATCAGCATTCGATAAAGATGGCATATAAAACCCATCTTTTGTATCCAATATAAATCTCAGCGTTTGATTTAGCTGTTGATTATAATTTTCCTGGTTACCATTCTTGATATACGTTGGGATAGTAATTGGTTCTTGTGTTGCCATTAGTACAGTTCCGCTACGCCATCGTATGCCACAAAACGATCTAATCCCCAAAACCTAAGTTTAAGTGTTAGGCTATTGCAAGTTCCCATATTCTCCCAATTAATAATATTCTGTCGAATTGCAACTGGGTTTAAATATCTTGCCACAGTATTGCTCCAAGTAATGCCTCCGTCCCTAGAGATACTTAAATCTACTCTAGGCTGATAAGGCGGCGGTAAATCTCCAAGAGGAATTCCCAACCCTGAGGTTTCATCTGCAATAGGGATATCAAATTCAGTATAGATTACGTCTAGAGGAGGGGCAAAAAGGTCCTCGGTTATCAATAGATTCTCGTTGTTCAATAACGACACACCTGATACTAGTGGATCATTACCCTGCTCTATCGTAAAAACAAAGGTATTGGCTCTAAAGCCGCTAGAGTCTAGGGCTCGGATTGTATCTGTAATCCTAATGCGCTGGATGGTTCGATTAAGGTTAGGGTCTGGATTA